AGAGGAATAGTTAGGATATGTTCAGATAAGGGTATGCCTTGGAGTTGGCAGTTGAATAAGAAGCAGGTCATTGCCGTTGCTGATAAGTATTCTGGTATTAAGACTGAAATTAGGCCCGATTGTCGAGCAGCGTTTGCTGCTAGAACCGGGTTGTCCCCCGCCTGTCAGATTAAGTTTGAGAAGTACTATCAAATGTTAACTTACATCCCGAGTACCTTCCATCAGGTTCCGTGTCAGGTTGAATTTGATGGACCAGGGTCCCATTTACATTTAATGGGACATTGGTCCACTAAATAAACATTATCATGCCTAGTAACAAAATGCCAAGTAATAAACGTAAAGTTGTGACTGTAGTTGAGAAGGTTGTTGCTCCCCAGGTGGGTAAGAATCATAAACGCAATCTTAAGAAACGTGAGAAGAGAAGATTGAAACGAGCTGCCCTTGCCACTCCTGTTGAGATGACAACCCCCTCGTTTCCTGGTAACGTAGACTTCCAGGTTGCTCGTGGTGCACGCCGCAGCAAACCTGGCAGGATGGTTCCCAGGTTGGGGGGGTTTTCATCTTTGCCTGAGCGTGGTAGAGAATGGGTGCACCGACATTGTAATCCTTGTGGTGAAATGGTTACTTTCTCTGAAAATTCAAAGATTCCAGATGGTGCTTTACCAAATAGCACCGTCATTGAACTTAGGGAGGCGTTTATGGTTAGGATACCCACATTTAATGGGGTGTTCCCGTTGGATGGAAGTATGTGGACGTTGACCTTGATACATTTACCTATGTTTAGGACACCGTTGATTTTAGTAGCCAATTTGAATAATGCGGAGATGAGCAGTGATGATAGGGTTGCATTGATGGGGGATTGGAATTCTTCTATTATACCCCCCTTGTACCCAGAGTGGCGTGAGTTGACAGCTGGAGCTTTGTATTATTGTGCTGTGCAGTGGACTGGGTTGAAGAATGTCGATCCTCCATCATCCACGGGCACGAGAGCTGTCCAACAATTTAGGATAGCAGCTGATGGGATGACCATGTATAACAATACACCTGACTTAATCAATCAGGGTATGGTCGTTGGTGCTCAGTGGCCGACCAATATTGCTCAAAAGAACGAGCAAGCTACTGATTCGGTTTCTGGCTATACTGGTCAGTTTAGAATTAATACTATGGGGGTATCATACCCGGCCGCTCGGGCGGCGCTGGCGTTGCCATTCCCTGTTGATTATTCTACACTGAGCATTACGGCCACTACCGGCACACCTGTCATGGTGCCTAGTACAGCTTACGCTTATAGTCAACCTTGGGTGTTCCCCATTTACGTGGCGGATGCTATCAATACTAACAATGGTGCGGTGTTTACTCTTCAAGCTAGTAACAATTACACTATTGATGGTACTGCTACGGTAACTGCTGGTGATACATTAACTTTCACCATTTCCAGGACTGCTGGCAATTTGTGGACGGTGGATGTCACTGACACCACTACATCTACTAATTTGTTCGCTGTTTCTGGGGCTGTTCAGATCAACACTGTCGTTAACATAGCAATTGTCGATGAGTTGGAGATGCCATCAATTACTACTTTTCAATTACCACCCACTGATACGCAAAATATAATACAATCAACGCCTAAGGCCGTGTACATGTCTGCTAAAGAGCAAAACGGGGTGTATATGGTGAAGAGAATATTCCAGCCAATATTCAATGTCCAGGAAGCCAATGCTCGAAGGCAAGTCGTTATGACTGAAGCAGGGGTCGACCGGCAGTTTACATTAGCGCCTGAAGATGTTTTTGACCTGAATTATGGGGTGGGGGTGACTGTTTGGAGCAGTATACCCTCATCCTGTGCTCCAGCGATAAAACTGATTCGGGATGTTGAAATTGTGGCTGGATTGGATGGGGCATATATGCCATTCATGAAATCTAATGAGGAAGGGTGTGAAGCTGCCATTGAAATTGCTAAGGCGATGGCTGATCATCATCCCATGTTGTATCCTGAATCTTACAACATTTTGGGCG